TTCGATCTTTGGTTTTTGATTCATCTCAGTCACTCCGATCACCCCCGTTTACATGGATTTTTAGACATACTTTGCCACGGTTATCATATCACGTTTTTATGTTTTTGTCAATGACTGAGCTTTTTCTGTTTACTCAATAATCAAAAGAAACGGACTCCCCTCGAGAAGTCCGATCTTCTGTGTTTATTTATCGATGAATGAAGAAATGTCGTCGTTTTCAAACGGGTTCTCGTCATCGTCGATCTCTTCGAATTGATACGACGGCGAGTCTTTGTCATAGCGAGAATTTGAGTCGACTTCGAAAAGATCATAGTCGGGACGATACTTGAAGAACGCTCGAAAGACCTTCCGTCCGTTTCGGTTCTTCATCGCCTTGAAAACGACTTCTTTCGGGATAGCTTCGGAAGCTTCGTCGATCTTGTCTTGCTTCTCAGACTTGAGCGTCTCTTTCTCTCCGCCCCGAGACCCCTTCTTCGTGAAGAATTTTTCATCTTCGAGAATCGAGAGTTGAAGTCCGAAGAGATAGTCGCAAGTGTACTCGATCAGACCTGACTCTTTGAAAGAATCTTCTCCGATCTTCTCTCTGTACGTCGAGCGAGCCATGTTCGAAATCATGAGAACGAAAAGCTCTTTGTCCTTCGAGAGCTTCTTGAGCCGTTTGACAGCGTCGTCGATTCGTTCCCGGTCGTCCATGCGCTGACCTTCGGGAGCTGAGATAATTTGCAGATAGTCGACGATCACGATCGGCTTGACCTTGTTTGCTTCGATGTATTCCCGGACATAGTCGTCGATCATGTCCGCCGAGACCGTGAAGTCACACTCGATTATATTAAAACGCTGAGCCGTCTGAGCGTGATCTTTCTTGACAGCGATCAGATCGTCGTCAGAAGCTCCGTTCTTGATGTCGATGTTGTTCAGATAGTGTCCGCCCCGGAGATAGTATTTCCGAGCGAGAGACTTCGTGACAAGCTCGATCGGGAGCTGTTCGAGTGAGAAGTAAAGAACGGTCTCCCCCTTCTCGATCAGTTGATCGGCGAGCTGAACACAAAACGAAGTCTTTCCGAGTGACGTTGCTCCCGTGAGACAAGCGAGTCCCGGATATAAAGTGAGATACTTGTCAATGTTCGAGAATCCCGTCTTTCGGTCTTTGTACTGTCTGAAATATGCGATGTCAGCTCCGAAAGCGTCGGTCAGAAGATACTCGCTGACGTTCGTCGCCTTGAAGATCGGTCTCTCAGCTTCGAGCGCTTGACAGTCCTTCCCGGCTTGAGCGAGAAGCTCCGTCAGCTTCTTCGGGTCAGACCTGAGAACGTCATTCGAGTCTTTGAAGCCTTCCGGCGGATAGATCACGAGCGACTTGACCTTCTTTTCGCTGAAAAGCTCTGTGAGCTGAGTTGCGATCTTCTCACCGGGTTCATCGTGATCGGCGACGATGACAGCTCCGTCGATCTTGAGTCCGCCGTCGATCAGCTTCTCGATCTTCGAAGGATAATGAGAAGCGATCACATTCTTCGCCCCGGCTTGAATCATGCTGAGAGCGTCGAGCTGACCTTCCGTCACGAAGTAATAGTCGGAAGTCGACTCTCTGATCATGAATGTCGGAGCTTCGCCGGGAAGATTGTCATATTTGTTCTGACCTTCCGCCGGAGCGATCAGACGCTTCGTGAAGTAGTCCGTCCCGGGATAAGGAATGACGACGGCGTTCTTCGCCTGGTCATATCCGAGACGATATTTTTTGATGATCTCGTCCGAGAATCCTCTCTCTTTGAGATAAGTCTCCGCCGGACTTCCGGCGAGCTGTGAAGCGAAGCTCTCGATCTGAGATACTCGCTCCGGGTTGATCTGCTTCACTTCCTGTCTCACCTCTTTTCGTTCCGGCGTGAAGTCTCGTCTCGCTGAGTCGATCTGAGTGACTCCGAGAGCCTGAGCGAGTCCCGTGTTGATCTCCGGGAAGTCGTTCACCGTGTCGAGCTGATTGATCTCAGCGTAAAGCGTGAAGATGTCTCCGCCCTTCTGACAAGCGTGACAATACCAACGATCACCGCTGAGATGAAAAGCTCCGTCAGAGTCTCGACCGCCCTTCGAGCCACTTCCGCAAAGCGGACAAACAAACATATTCTTTCCGGCTCTCCGAGACGGTCTCGTCACCTGAGCGACGTATTCTCCGAGACGAGATTGGAGTTCGTCTTTGATGTCAATCAATCTGATCACCTCTCAATCAATATTTTGTACACCATAGCACGAGAGCGACGGCGACAGCAACGTCGCTCGAAGTGCGTGTATGAAGCTTATAATGCTTATAAAGCTTATACGGTTTTTGACCGATCGTCGGAAGCCTTGATTTTATTGACAAAACGACCGATTTTCGACCCGATCAGCGTCACCACTTTAGACCCCTACTGTCACCACTTTAGACCCCTAAGCGTCATCAGTTTAGACCCCTTGCGTCACCACTTTAGACCCCTACTTTTGAGATCAATATCTTGTGTTTTACAGTCTGATCGTGACGCTGACGATTCGACCCTTGTCTCCCTTTGAGACGTTCTCTGTATGTCCCTTGATGAAACCTTCCTTTTTCCAAAAGTTGAGAATCTTCTTCGTCGTCTCCCTGATCTTCTGCTTCTTATTCCGAAGAGCTGAGTCGCTCTTGATGTTTGAGAGATCAATCTGTTTGTATACGGTCTCATACAAGATCGTCGGAGAGAGCTTCGAGCTTCCCTTCATTGAAAGAATACGTCTGTAAAGATAGCCTTGAAGAGTGATCGTCTCTTCGTTCTTATTGACGGGACTGTTCAGAAGCTTCACGTCCATTCGTCCGACCTGACTAAGCCTGTTTGCATAGTCATAGATCGGCGGAGTTCGGAAGATGTGAACGCACTCCGTGACTGTTCCATTGAGAGAGACCGTCAGACGCTCGCCGGGAAGGACTGAGCCGTCATACACAAACTTCTCGAGACCGAATTTCTTCGCTTCTTCGGAAGCGTCGATCTTGACGTGAGAATACATGAGCTTCGTGATCGAGTTCGAGATCGCTTCTTGTTGTTTCGGATTGAGCGTCGCTCCCTCTTTGCCTGAGATCGTGTCGAAGATCATTGAGTCCGTGATGTATTCGTTCCCGGAAAGAGCATGAGAGACAAAAGCGTCGTGAATTTCCTGATCGAACGGAGTCAGCTCTCGTCGTCCTTTGATCTCGACTCCCTGACCTTTGAGATCGTCGAGACTGATCGAGACGAGCGTGTAAACGGGATTCTTCTTCGCCTGAGCTTTCTTCTGAACATTGACTCTCTTTCCTGTTCCCGGAAGAAGATCACCGAGAAACGTCTCTTGAGCGACTTTCGCCGTGACAGCGATCATTTCTTCCGGTCTCGTCGTCTTGACTGAGATCATTCGCTCGAATGTCAGCTTTCCGCCCTTCTCGCCCTTGTTGCCGGAGACGTGCGGATTTTTGACGAGAACGTCCCTGATCACCTTGTCGATCTGCGATGTCGCTTCCGGGTCGTCCTTGAGAGCTTCATAATGAAGCCGGAGACATTGTCTTATATCGTCGGCGATCTCTTGAGCGTCGAGCCATAGTTCAGACCCGTCGACACGAAGATCACGAGCTGAAAATCCTGTCAGCTCTTCGCCGTTGTGAGTTCCTGTCTGAGCGATCTTCTTATATTCTTCATAACGATTGATGATCAGCTCCGTCGCCTGAGAGCGAGCGTCAGCGATGATCTTCTTCTTGTCTCCGCCGAGCTGAGCGAAGTGAGTTCGTTCGATCTCAGAGAGAAGCTTCTGTCTCTCACGGGAAAACTCGTCTTGAAGATTGAAATATTCGTCTCGAGCCTGTCTCCACTCTTCCGACCCCTGAGCGAGCCATTCGTCGAAGAGACGTGTGACTTCGGCGTTCCGTTCTCTGACCTTCGCTTGATATTCTGTGAAAGCTTTCTGATATTCTGCGAGAGCTTTTTTCGTCTCTTTCTTCGGATAGATCGGAGCGATCGGAGACTCGATCTCCGGCTCTTTCGGTTCGTCGTTCGGGTCTCTCAGTCGATCGACCTTCGCTTCCTGTTCTCCGAGAAGTCGTTCATACTTCTCGAAAAGCTCGTCGAGCTTGATTCGTTCTTCGGTTGTAAAATGAATAATCATCGATGTCCCCTCTCTTCCTTGAAGCGCTCGATCTCAGCTTCGTCGATGTAAATTCTCGACTTGATCTTCTCGCCGTGAAGCCGTCCGTCTTTGAGATACTTCCTGATCGTCGTCGGGTCGAGATCGAGAATCTGAGCTGTCTCAGTAACGGAGAACGCTCGAGTATTATCTGTAAACTCAATCACGTCGATCACCTCCAATTATCCGGGCGACGGAGTAACGTCTTTTCGTCAACGGTTTCGAGATACTCTTTGAGAATCTTGTTGATCAAGTCTTTCAGAGAGAGTCTCTCCGTGTAAGCGTGATCTTTCAGTTTGTCGAGAAGCTCGACTTCGACGATGAATGTCGCTCTCGTATATTCCGCCGTGAGACCTTCCTGAACGGGATTGTCACGGACGATTCTCTCGTTCCGGGGACGACCGATCTTCGGCGTTTCCGGCGTTTCCATGCTTCCGAAAAGACCTGAGTTTTCGACGTTGAATTTTTCCTTCTTTGCCATTTCAGAGACCCTCTCTTTCAATTAGTTCGTTTGTGAGTTGTGCATATTGAAGAGCGCCGTTGCTCTTGTCATTGTATGAATAGATGTCCGTCCCGTTGACGGGAGCTTCTGCGAGAGCTGTGTTCTGACTGATCTTCGTCTCGAAGAGCTTTCCCGGGAACGCCTTCTCAATCTGATCGACGATCTGCTGATCGAGATTTCTTCTCGAGTTGTAAAACGTTGCGATCACTCCGACGATCTCGAGCTTCGGGTTCATTCTCTTCTTGACGACGTTGACCGTCTGCACGAGCTGAGACATTCCATTCAGAGCGAGAAAGTCAGCTTTCACCGGGACGATGATTTCGTCGGAAGCCGTCAGAGCGATCAGCGTCAAAATTCCGAGAGACGGCGGACAGTCAATGAGAATGAAGTCATACTTCTCAGAGACACTCTCGATCGCTTCCCGGAGAAGAAACTCTCGACCGGGAACGCTTGACAGCTCGATCTCTGCTCCGCTGAGCCTGATGTCCGTCGGAAGAACGTCGAGATTCTCCCTGATCGGCTTGATCGCCTGGTCGATCGATTCCCCCTTGAGAACGTCGTAAGTCGTCAGATCGTCAGCTCCGATCTCTCGATAGCCTGAGCATATTGAGAGAGACCCTTGAGCGTCGAGATCGATCAGAAGGACTCTCAGTCCCCGAGAAGCGAGACTCGCTCCAATACTGACAGCGCTCGTCGTCTTTGCGACTCCGCCCTTCTGATTGACGAAGGATATTGTTTTCATTGAGTTTTTCCCCCTTTCATGTTATAATATGGAGTGGCTCAGATGATTAAATTGTTTACTTCTGTTACTTGGTCGTTTCGGTTGTAGCGGTTTACTCGTCTGAGTCTTTTTTCATGTCGTCGAACGTTGCTTTCAGAGTCTCGTTGAAGATGTACATTCCCATCATGACCCCACGCTTGAAAGCTTCGTCGCACATGAAGTACATTTTGTCGATCGGAGCGAGTCTCTTCGTGACTTCCGGCTCTTTCTCTGACGCTTCGACGATTGTGTCGATCACGGTCTCAAATACGTCGACCGGGACTCTGTACTCTGAAATAAATTCTCCGATCTGTTCATTCTCCATGACGATTGCGTCTCTCATGGTCTCGAGCTGTGTTCTTGTCATTGTGTTTTACCTCACTTTCTGAAATGCCCGAGCCACTCCGTCAATCATCATAACACAAGTAAACATGAAAGTCAACAAAAAAAGAGAGCCTTCCCGGAAGAAAGCTCCCGATCTCGTTGATCAGCTCGCCGAATACGGCTGAATGTTCTTCGGAGTCTTGCCCGTCGGCGTGTCCTGAACGTAGACGAAAAGCTCTGTCTTATAGTCGTCTTTCGTGTCGACTCGAGTGACTGTGTAGTATTTCCCTTTGTACTCGATGAACGAATAAAGCTCGATGTCCTCTCGATAATTGAACACGAAGATTCTCGTCTCGTCCTCTCCATATTGAGAAGCTTCGAACGTCTGACTCTGACTGAGCTGATTCGCATAACACCATATTTCACCCGGCGTTGAATACTGATAGCTCGTCTGATAGAATCCGTAATTGTCTTGTGTCGAGACCGATTTGATGAGACGACACTTCTTGTCTTTCTTGTAATAGATATTTGATTTCATTGTTTTCACCTCATATCGCTTGAAGATATTCGTTGTAATGATCGCAGAGACCGACGTAAGCGTCGAGAAGGCTTGCGAGTCCGTCGATTCTATACTTCGCCGACGTTGCCTTCACGGGGACGATGTTTCCGTTCCGATCAGTCTGAATCCCTGTGTTCGTGATACACCATTTCAGAAGCGGATTGTTGTTGTAGTTCACGAGCTTCTTTTGAAGATCAGCTCCGAGCTTCTGCATAGGGAGAGAGAGCGTCTTTGCTCCCTGAATACACCTGATCATGTTGAAGCCGTGATTCTGCATTTCCTCGACCCAATATCGAGCCGAATAAGAGTCGTAATAAATCCACGCCGGAGTCACGTCATACTTCTCGACCATTTCAAGAAACCATGAAGTCACGTCGTGATAGTTGATCGTGTTTCCCTGACAGAGACGGAGAAGTCCTGACTCGAGCCATTTGTCATAAGGGATTTTCTCGTCATGGACACGTTGCTCGAAGTTGTCCGCCGGGAGAAAATACATCTGAGTCACGAAGCGCTTTTCGGTCTCGTCCATGAAGAGAAGCGTTGCACACGTCAGATCGGTCGTGATCGAGAGATCAGCTCCGCCGATCGCATACTTCCCCCGGAAGCGAGCGAGATCGAATGTCTCTTCGTTGTTGATGTCATCGAACGGAAGCCACGCCGTCGAGACGCTCTGAATGACGTTGAAGTCCTTCACGAGAACGCCTGTCAGATCGTGCGGACTGTTCTTCGCTCTCTCGACCTTCGAGATCAGATCGTCGAGCTTCTTGATCGTGTTGAGTCCCGGATTCGCCTTCTCCCATTTCAACGGGTCGAAAGCTTCCTTCTTGTCGTCGAGTTCATAGATGATCGGAAGAAAGCGATCGTCTTTGATCGTTCCGTCTGCGACTCCGCAAGCGTATTTATACATATCATCGAAGATCGATTCTCTGATCGTTCCGGCGGTCGTTATCATGACGAAAAGCGGTTGTCGTCTCGCTGACTGACTTTGTTTCATGACCTCATAGAGATTCCGATCTCTGATCGAATGAAGCTCGTCAACGATCACGAGTGAGCTGTTCAGACCGTCGAGCGTGTCGCTGTTCTTTCCGAGCGGTTGCATTTTCGAGAACGTCAACGGGAAGTAGAGATCAGACTTCCGCTTCTTCGTGATTCCGATCAGCTCCGGCGATTGTTTGACCATGTTGACCGACTCCGTGAAGATGATTCGAGCTTGATCTTTCTTCGAAGCGACTGAATACACTTCCGCCCCGGGTTCATTGTCAGCGATCAGACAATAGAGAGCGATTCCACTCAAAAGAACGCTCTTCCCGTTCTTCCGGGCGACGTAGAAGAGAGTCTCTCGATACTTCCGAAAGCCTGTTTTCTCGTCGATGAAGCCGAAGAGAGCTGAGATGAAAGCTTTCTGAAAGAGTTTGAGCTTGAGCGGTTGACTCGCCCACTCGCCTTTAGAATGACGACAAAAGCGTTCTATGAAGTCGATCGGACGCTGAGCTTTCTTCTCGTCGAAGATGAAGCCGTCCTTCGGGTTGTGTATGTCGTCGGAGAGCTTCTCATATACTCGCCGGATTCGCTTCGAGACGATACACTTTCCCGATCTCATATTCTCGAGATATTCGTCGATGTAGTTCATAATCCTTCTTTGATGAAGTCATAGACGGGATTCGACTTCTCCGCTTCCTGAGTCTTTCCGGCGAGATCGCAGAGCTGACGATATAACATCGAGTAACGCTGAACGGTCGTGTTATAGGACTTGAGAGCCGGAGATTCTCTGAGAAAGCTCTGTCTCCCCTGTTCGAATTGTTCGATCGTCCCTGTTTTCCTGACCTGATCTTTCAGATCTGCGAGAGTCTCACGCATGAAGGACAGCTCGTCGATCAAATTCTCAGCGATCTTCTTCTTGTCAGACGGTATCTTCTCCAATATCTCCGAGAAGTCCGTCGATATAATCTGTTTTTTCTTCATACTGAGTCACCTCTGTCTTTCCTGTTTACCCCTCCCCCGTCGGAGAGTCCGTTTCCGGGTTTTTAAGAG